GTTACCCCGGCATAAAACAACAAGAATTTTACCTGTTTCTGAAAACGCAAGCAGAGCCCCTTTCTGCTTCCCCTACGGGGCAGGATCGCTTCGCGTTCACATTTTCATCTTCTTCTCTTTCATTGAGCGTATAGATACCCTCTCGTGTTACATAGAGCCATAATAGGGCTATGTCCTATGATATGTTTGAAGGAAGAGAGAGGTGAACTGTTTTATGAGTTTACATAAAAGGACGCTCGCCGACTTTACGGAGTAAATGTCGAGCGTGAGCAGAATGCGAACGGCATAGGCCATAATAAAAAAAGAGATGTAATCTCCGTATAGGGATACTGGAGACTACATCATTCTTCTCTACGTGGCTCTAAAAGCAAAACAGTGTTATGCGACTTGCTTTACCATCTGACGCTTATCTGTTTCCATACCAGCCGTTTCCTGTAGATAAGCTGCGCGTTTGCCTGATGGGTCGCTCGCGCATACTGTAGCGGAAAAAAGAAAATGTAAGCCAGGCTAAGGGGTGGGAATGTATATCCCCGTATCTTATCGCTGCATCGACTCCCTTATCTGGCTTGCATCGTCTTTTATTCCCGAACTGCGCCGTATCTTTTAAGGATACGTCGTTTCGCAGGGCTCCGCCTTTTACCACGGACCAAAGAGCTTGTTTATCTTTTGACTTCTCCGCTTTTATAACGGAACACCCAATTTGCGACAATCCTGTCTTTATTTGCGGATATGTATCTTAGCAGTTGTTTTAACTCATGCTTGGGAATATTGGACTTATTATGAGCAAGTTCGGCGCCGTTTTCAGTTATCCAAACTTTGGTATCGCCCTTTCTTGGTTTTCCCTTACATATATGGACATGGATAGGTTCTCCAGGTTCTGACCAGAAATATATCAGATAGCCTAGAAAACGCTCAAGCGCTTTGGGCATCGCCTGTCATTCCTTTCGCAAAGTCCCAGATTATTGCCTCATTATGCAGAAGATAATTGTCTATGCTCATCAGGTCTTCTTCATCGAAGCCATAGGATTTACGGCAGTTATGCTCGGGCAGTACAATTTCAGCGAATATATCTGGGTTATCAATTCCTTCTATACGCATGACAATGTGTTCTGCGCCGTAATCGTCTTCCGTAACCTTCATGATACCTACGATGATGGAGTTTTTACCTTTGCCAAAATCATACAGTTCGGAATAAGTCATGACAATCACTCCTTTAGCAGACTTATGTTTGACTGCTTATATTATACCATAGCAATTCTGTAGTATACAAGAAAGACAGTTTCTTCTTTCTTCTTTCCTGGGACAGATAAGACAGATACGGGATATGCCCGCACCTGCCTTTATTTATCTGTCTTGTCAGACTACAGCTTCACCGACGAACTTTCCTGCGAAAGGAATGTTGTCGTCTTCGATGGTAGCAATCTTGCTGTTCACCGCTTTCTTCATCGGATTCTCCTTCTTTGCCTCAACAGGCTGCGCCGTTTCGGGCTTGCTCTCTTTAACGGTGTCAATGGCCTGACACTGCTCTGCTTCAGCCTGCTGGGTTTCGGTTTCCATAGCCTCTGCGCACTGAGCAATCTCTTCATCGCTCATCTGCGCCACTTCAGCCATAGCCTGTTTCTTCATGCGGTACTCCATAGCCTTCTGAAGCATGGTCGTATCCACTTTCGTAGATACGTTGTCGATGCCGTCAGCGACGGTACGCAAGCCGTTAGCCACATGATGCCCCTGACGGGCCGTGAACGCTACACCATTGCAGATAGTAGCAAGAACACCAAAACCCACGGACATACCTTTTGCCTGTACATTAGCCATAATAAATTCCTCCTGTTTCTTTAAATCAGTAACTTTGACAATATAACAAAAGCGGGGAGACTGAAGTCTCCCCTTACCCTAAGACGCTTGATTAAGCAAGACCTTCGAAGACTTCCTTGTTCTTATCAAGGCTGTCTTCTTCAGTTTCTTTGGTCTCCTCAGTTTCCTTGCCGAAGTACTTGTTCCAGAGAACCGTCACTTCAGACTTGATACCTTTGAGGTCAACGATGGCCTCGAGGAGACCTTTGGCTGCGACTGCAATCCTGGCAAGTTTCCCCGCCATCTTGACGGTGACCATGTTCATCGCATGGATGACCTGCTGGTCAACGAAGTAATCAATGACGACTCTCTTGCCGTCTCCGTTGATGGAGACAGACAGATGGTCATTGACTTCAAGGTGTTCGTGAGTATTCACGAGTTCAGCCGCACTATCATAGACCTTTGTCAGGGCAAGCAGGTCATTGACAGTGATAACTTTTGCCTTAACCAGTTCAGCAAGAAACAGTTTCATGTCCTCGATATCCTGGGTGAGCTCTTCCTTGGATACAGTAAACGAAATTTTCATTTTGATTCCCTCCTACATGCTATGCATTTACAATAAGATGAATAAACAGGGAGACAGGCGCGCCTCCCCTTTTCTTTAGGCAACTTCTACGGTCATACCATACAGTTCATGCGCATGCATGATGTTCTCGATGGTAGGATTCTCTATTGCCTTGGCAACTGCCACTTTGTATCTTCCAGTAAGCTGGTTGATACCTTCCTGCGGAATGACATAGCAAAGCCCGTCCTTCATCACTTTCGTAGCCTGGAACGAGATGTTTGCCATGACGCTCCACATGGAAGCTTTCTTGTCGTACTTCGTGTTGATACGGCATACACCGAAATGGACTCCTGTGTAAGCAAATACGTTTTTCTTCATGTTGATGACCTCCTACAGTCTTTACATAGAATAAATTTGATTCATGGTCGGAACAAAAGGAAAGTTTCCTTGTCTCTTTGCCCTCGGTTCCTTTTATTTGTGTATTCTCCTATACACACTAAGACGCACCAGCAATGCCAAGCTGATGCGCCCTGTGTCTATATAGGAGGTCTTGGACTCTGAGTCCATCGCTGGGTACGAAGAAGTTTCCTCCTTCGCACCCACCAGGGATTCAGACTCTGGCTTATTCACCGACAGCAACATCGAGTTCATCGGTTTCATTCTCCTGAGCGGAGTCGTCGATGATTTCGATATCCATGTCTTCGAAGTCGTCAAGACCAGGTAGAGCACTGAGCATGGCTTCATCAACCTTGCGGCCGAAGTAGCAGGCCTTTGCGCTGTCACTGGCGAGTTTTCCTGCTTCATTGCGAGCCAGACGACGCTCTACATAGTATGCCTGACCGCGACGTTCTACCTCGAAGTCGCCGTTGAGCATGTTGTTCTCGGACCGAACGCTCAGCTCGGAACCGTCTTCCAGGGTCACTACCCCCTGGCCTTTCGTGAAGCTTACCTTCTGGCCTTCCTCAAGCCCATCGTACGTGGATTTCTTACCATCTTTGCCAGTGAAGATTTCCCAACGATAGAGCTCGTGGCGTCCCACGAAGTTCACACTGATGTGCGCTTCCTTGGCACTGAGCATGGCGTCGCCGAGTTCGCCGATTGCACGATACCAGATGTTTCCTTCCTCGCCGTCCTCTTCGAAGACGTATTCAGGATGCGTCTCCGCATCTACCATCCAGTCGAGAATCATTTCTTCGAAGTCCTCGGGAGATTCTGCGGATTTCGCGATGGTAAACGCTTGGAAGCAACGACGGGCGATGCTGTCAGGCACAACGAAGGAAACGCGCTTGCCACGGAAGCCTTGCTCAATGAGCTGCTTCATGGTAAACGCTACTAGACGCATAGCGCCAGTCTGGTTGTTGTCGGCGCCTTCAATATCGCCATAGAACTGGTGAATGCTGTGGTCCGTGCCTTTCTTACCGACCAAGTTGGCAGAAGCGCGGCTGACCATACCATTGTTTGCACCGATGGATACTACTTTTGCAGACGTTTTCATAAGACATTCTCCTTCCGCTGATTCCTTTTTTCAAATCAGCAATACACATAAACAGTTGACTCTAAAACAGGTTTCCTTTTTCTCCTTGTCAGTCCAGAGCACTCTATTCCCTAACAGAAGAAAGAGAGAACAGGAATGACAAAAGAAGTTAAACCAAACAAATTTTATTTGGTTCATGAACATGATAAAAGGCGGAGGAGCGAAGCGACGACAGAACGGGATGGGGAGAGATGAGAAAGGATATTCGAAGACGGAATGATGAGATGATGAGAAGTTTCATCTTTCTTCTTTCTTGAAAGCCCAGGATTCCCCGTAGGGGGAAGGTCTCTCCTTGGCCGCTCGTGCATACAGTTGGTAAAAAAATAAAAAGCGGGAGATAATCAGACTTAGGTTCATACACACCACCGTAACTTGATGGCGCGCATGACCCCTTATCTGGTTATCTCCCAACTTTCCAATCAGGCAGGTACTTAAGCACACACGAGGGCGTCGGCAATACCTTCGCTTACAGACCATACGTATGCTTCAGCAAGCGCTACTTTCTTGTCTCTGCTTCTTGCACAGCCGGTCTGCCATGGAGTGTACATGCTGATTTCTTTGTCGTATGTCATAAGTACCGCGAAGAAACCTGCCACGCCACTCTGTATTGTGATGTAGCCCTGTTTCTTCTCTTCTGCAAGAGTCTGGACCAGGGTAAGATACTCCTCCATGAGCTCAGGCTTCATTCCTTCCTCGCAGATGCGGTTGTCGACAGCCTCGATTTCGGCTTCGATATTTCTGATTTCATTTTCCATGCTGATAACCTCCTATAGTTATGTTCAAGGGAAAATATGGTTCACAGTCATGATAAAAGGCATTTCTTCTTTTCTTCTTTCTTTTGCTTTATGCGTAACGACAAGGAGTGATGCTGCCGGGGTCAAGCGTCTCCGTAGGAGTACCCCATTCCCCGTAGGGACGGTTGCGCTTAGAGTTTATAAAAAAAGAAAGGAGAGGAAATTAATCCTCTCCTAACTTATCTTCTTTTTGCTTCTGCTGAACCAAAAGTGTCATACCACTTGGCCAATATTTTTGCTCGATTTTTACGAAGATATTGCAGTATTCTTTTTTGGTCTTTTTCATCGACAGATTTCAAGTCTTCAGCTAACTCAACAGAACCTTCTGTTATCCAATATTTGGTTGCGTCTCTCTGTTGATTTTTGCTGACGTGTACATGGACAGGTTCTTTTCCGTCATCTGCCCAGAAGTAAATGTAGTACCCGAGAAAGTTGATCAACGCTTTAGGCAATGGTCTTCACTTCCTCTCGATACATATCCCACATGATGACTTCATTGTTGCGTAGATAGTCTTCCATTTCAAACAAGTCATCTTCCGAAAAACCAAATGATTTCTCACAGGTTATATCCGGCAGTCGCCACTCTGCAAAAGAATTACCGCACTCGTACCGAATCAAAAGATTGTCACCACCATCTCTATCCTCATACATCTTCATAATATAACAGTCCCAGGTCTCTTTGGCGTTTCTATATTCTTTTGAGTACAGCATATCTACCCCTTCTTTCTTCTTCGATTATATCATAGCTTACATGACTGACCAAGCAAAAGTATGCGGGCATTCCGTGTTTAACATATGAACCTTGGAAGCTGCCCGCGTTACCGCAGTATACAGCCAGCGTGCATTCGTAAGCCCCTGGTTATACAGCTTAGAGATGCCTGTGATATACACTTCATCCCATTGACTGCCCTGACTCTTGTGTGCCGTCACAGCATAGCCGTATGTACAGATCGTGACTTCACGGTTGAGTACGGTTTCAATTGACTTCCGGTAACGGCTTGTCTTATGTTCGATATCTTCCGTGAACTCTTTTTTCCAGCCTCCTTCTTTTTTCCAGTAATAGAGTCCCTTGAGAGACTGCGGTGCTAAAGATGCTCCTTCAAAAGTCGGAACAAGTATCAGCCGGCGGACCGAACCATCCTTATGTAGATACTGGTAAAACTCAGCATTTATGGGAATGGCTTTCTCGCGATCCGGAACGGACTGGTAAATCTTGTCCCGGCCAAGAAACTCGATGTTCTCCGGGATATTCATGGTCTCTCCGTTGCGCAGGAATATACCGTTAGAGATACCCATGATAGGTTCTCCTGCCTGCAGCGTCTTATCTGCATGACCTAAAGCGCGGCGTACACCCAGATTGAACTGGACGCGGGCGGAGTTCTTCCACGTCACCATGGTTACATCCTTGCCAGCTTTGAGCTTATTCAGATAATCTACCCAGAGAACGTTGCGATCCTCCACAAGCACATCTCCTTTCGTGGTCTTGGGCGCGAAAGCTTTCTGCCGTTTCCGAAGAGCTGTAGCCCAGGTTAGGATGGCGCTATCCTGTCCTTGACGCATAACCTGCGTCAGGGTGGAGCGGCGCGGTGTATCGAATACTGTGCGAGAGAACTTACCTACGGGCGGCAGCTGGAACGGATCGCCCATATAAAGCACCTTGCAGTGCTTATGTTGGCAGTATTCCTCGATATCATTCAGAAGCTTATCACTCAACATGGAAGCTTCGTCACAAATAATAAGCGTATTCTCCTTATCCTCCTCCTCGTTGTGGTCATAATGCCCGCCTTCCATAGCAGACAGAGCCTCGGCTACTTCCCACGTCTTATAGAACTTGCCTTTCACAACGCGGTATAAAAGATGATGCACAGTGCAGGCGCCCTTGTTGCCTTTCTTGCGAAGGACTTCGGCTGCCTTATTGGTAGGAGCAATAAAACGCACATCCATTCCTGCACTTTTTGCTACCTCTGCGATGTAGTTAGCAAGCGTGGTCTTTCCTGTACCTGCGTAGCCCATAAGGGTCCACGCAATAGAGTCACCTTTGATAAGATCCTCCGTTATACGTTTTACTGCTTCTGCCTGCTGTTCATTGAATTTGATTTCCATCATAATTCCTCCTTTGATAGATACAGTTTCTCGTCATCAGGCCGTGTGAAATCACCAACACGATGACGCCCTGCGATAAGGTGTTCCGAGATAAAAATCACCCCTCCAAAAGGGAGGGGCTTGAAGTTAGGCTGCATGATCCTTAGCAATGGTCATGAATTCGCTGACCAGCTTCTCATAAGTCTTCGGACCTACACCTTTGACGTTCTGGAAATCTTCAAAGGTCTTCGCAGAGCCATCTTTGACTGCAGCTACCAAAGCAGCAGCAATCTTCTTGGTGGTGCCGAGGCGCACGAACACTTCTTCTGTCCAGTCATCAATGCCTACTGAGAACATGAAGTCCTCAATAGACTGTTCTTCCTGAACAGGAACTTCAGGAGCAGCAGTTTCTTCAACTACTGCTTCTGCCTGCTGAGCAAGTGCAGCCTGTTTAGATGCAGCAACGCATTCTTTCCACCAGATACGGCAACCTTCTTTGATTGCTTCCGTGATAGCGTTGGCAAGATATTCAGCCCTGCTTACGCCAGTTACGGCATCGGTGGTGTGTTTCATCTTCATGCCAACCTTGGCAAAGAAGGTTGGCCACTGATAATGGGTATCGTAGCGATAGAACCCGATCTTCTGACCGTTCTTATAGAAGTCTCCGTGGAATTCGTAGAACTTCTTCGTTTCGCCTTGTTTCGGCTGAAGCTGGCTCATTTTAACGTACATCGTACGCTGGAGCTCCTTATCTCCAACTTTGATAACAGTAGCAACAGTGTGGGCATAGAAATTCGTGTTCATCATGACAAGTACCTCCTATAGTACATCTGCCGGCGCGACGACCGACTAAAACATAATAAAATAATAGACATCATAAAGAAGTGATGATATAATCAAGAGTAACCGAAGGGAGTCCGGGACTCCTATTCCCATCATCCTCCCTTCGGAACTAACTTATCTAGTCAGGAACTCAATGAGCCAACTAACTAAGATTACGTTAGCCGTTACTATGGCGATGGCTAGAAGCAGCAGCGCCAATAATAACTTACCCATGACCTTCATCTCCTTTCGTGGTGAGGGTCTTTTTCTTTTGGTGTTTCAACCGTCCAGTTTAACGTCTTATGACAGGACGGAAGCAACTTAATACTTTTTGAAGGTTTTGGAAGCGAAGTAGTCTGCTACACTGAATTTCTTCGGTGCAGCTTCTTCCTTCGGTTTCTCAACCTTCGTTGTTTTGAAATAAGATGCAAGACTCATCTTGACTGCCTTTTTGGGAGCAGTCGGCGCCGGAGCTTCCTCGCCTTCGATTTTGGCTACATTGCCCAGTACAACGAACGCATACTGTTTGTTGCCAAACTTCAAAAGGCGAGCCATCTTTATCGTCCCCTTGCGGTTGTTATAAAGATTATTAAGGCGCTTGGATGCCTTGCCGCCCATGACAGAGCAAATAAAGTTGGTTACTACGTTACCGTTCTTATCCAGAACAGCATCGCGAATAACTCTTCCACCAACCTTCTTGAACGGCACGAGAGTCAGCTCTTCTCCCTGACAGTTAACGAGAAATTCTTTGACTGCGGCGTTAGCTTTCGTCATGAAGCAAATCTCGCTTTTATCTGCCTCGGGAACCTTCACCAGGCTCTCAATGGATGCCTCGGCATAAGCCTTGCCGGATTCGTCATAATGGATAGTGACATCCACATCAGAACCAGCAAGTTCCATGCTGAAAGCTGCCTTGTCACCGCATACGGCATAGCCAGTCTCATCGAAGCGAACTACAGAACCTTCTTCAAGGTTGCATTCGTCAAGACAAGTACGAGCTACGCGTGCCACTTTATCGCTGTCTTTAAGGGCAACGTTCATGGTCCACAGCAGTTTCTCGGCATCGAGGGCAGCATCAACAAAGGAGCCAATACCAACTTTCTCGTTAGGATTCTTTTTCTGTTTGTCAGCTTGTTCCATCATGCTTGCTTTGAGCACAGCAGTCTGGCACTGAACAGGATCAAGTCCTTTAAGCCCCTGACGCAGGCTGTTGCGTACAGACATATAGCAGCTTTTCTTCTGCTGTTTAAGAATGGACTTAGCGGATTCATAATCCAGTTCATTCTTTTTCATCTCACGCAGCTTAGCGTCATCAGCTGCGAAGGATGCTGCCAGGCGGTCATACATGCTCTTAAAGAGCTTTACGACTTCAAGATACTCTGCGTTCTTGAAATCATCGCCTACACCGAATGCATTAACTGCATTGGTAACATGGGTAGGCAGTTCACGTTCACCGCACATCATCAGTGCGGAACCGAGTTCCTTAACGGACTCAACACCTACCTGACGAATGTCATTGTAGATGTCATGAAGAGAAACCTCGATAATTTCTCTCTTTTCCGTGTCCAGCACGGGTTTCTCCTCTTTGGCTCTTTCATAGCGGCCTTTCTGCTCGTTATACACAAGCGGCTTGCTAGTCTTAACCTTTGAGATGGTTTCACAGACTGCTGCATTAATGTTGCAGACACGCTGCTCGAAATCGAGTTCAGCATGTACGGCATTACGAGACAGTGCTTTGACTGCCTGCAGACGTTCTACGCGGGGAATCTCAATCTGAGTTCCCTTCTTTGCTGCATCGATAGTCAGTTCCTGATAGAACCGGCCACAGGCAATTAAGTCCTGTGATGCAGCCAAGATATTCTCAGCCGTAAGTGCCATTCCGGCAGTAGCGTCAAACACCTTGTGTGCCTGGTTTTCATCGATTTCCGTAACCAGGAAGTTGTCGCCGTCCTTACGGGCAGCGCCGAGCGGAGATTCGTATGTCTTCGTTCCTTCCTTGCATTCGGGCCAGATAGCCTTAAACACAGTTACGGCATCTTTCATGCCAGCCACATCCCCTTTAAGGGCACGGGCAGCCCATACCAACGTGGATGCGAAAGTGCTGAACATGTTCGTTACTTCGCCTACATTTTTGTTGGTGTTAAGAATGTAGTTCACCCAGGCATAGAAGCCTACGTTCAGGCCTGCATCAGCTTCTTTCTTGATGAGGGAAGCTGTAACCTCAATTCCCTGCCACATCTTACGGAAAGATGCAACGGAGAAGTATGCCAGCTTACCACGCTGACTGGGAGCAATGAATTGTTTTCCCTTGCCCCGGATAGCGGCACCGCTTGGAATGAACGGAGCTACCTTTGCGCAGTGTACTTTGTCCTGTGCAATTTTTGCCATGATTTCTTCTTTAGTCATGATGAATTCCTCCAATATAGATACTTGATTGATAATTCAGAAAGTGATACAATATAAGCATCCAAAGAGAGTCCGGAGTGGTGTGACTCCATCATCCTCTCTTTGGAACTAACCTCATTTAGTTAGCAGCTCAACGAGCCACTGAACCAGTACAAGGTCAGCAATCACTGATGCCGCTGCGGCAATCGCAGCAAGCAAGAGCAATTTGCTCATGGTTCTCACCTCCTTTGGTGAAGCCTAAGCCCCTGTGTGTGCAGGGGCTATTTTAATGCGCAGTTTTAGGTCTTCGGACCATGGCTTCCTTACTTGATGTAAATGCAGCCACAGCATTCCAGCTTCTTGTACAGAGATACAATGCGTTTGTCAGTGAAGGCCGATACCGAGTCGATATCATAGTCTGCACCAGCAATCTTATGCATCATCTGGTCGTAAGCCGGGATTTTAATGACACCAATGCCCGTGTGTGCCATCCGACGAACAAGCAGACGTTTGTCTTCGTCAGACAGGTCAGATTCAGCAATAGCCTGCTGATACTGGAAAAATCCAGTGTTGACCGCCCAGACAAATTCTTCATAATGCTGTTTCGGAAATTTGTTGAGAATCATCTCGGCATCTTTCTTCATATCAGCAACGAGGACATCTGCCTGTCCATCTTCATGCTGTTTCAGGATATGTTTCCCGAAGAACATAGCATCATCCGGTGCGAGAACCAGATGACGATACGGCGTTTCGAGCGAAAGCGTATTCACAGCAGTGCACACACCTTCAACTGCTTTACGAGCACGTTTCTCGAAAGCCGGTTCCCAGCAATTAAGACTCCATTCAGGAGCTACCGTATCAACCATCTGGTTGCAGTTAGCATGCTCACCAATGAAATCCTCAATTGCGGGGATGCTGCCTTCCTCACGAATGATACTCGTAAGTTTCTTTTCCGCCATATGACGAGAAAGTTCTTCCACGAGTTCCTTCGTACTCTCCAAATCTGCAACGGCCATAGACTGAATTGTCTGCGTGCCAATGTGACCAGTGGTGTTACCCTTATGGCTAGTCTGGAGAAGATGCATGCCGCTTTCTACACTCGGGTCGAACGCCGTTTTGAGTGCATTGAAGTCGACATACATATCGATGTCGGAATCCTTGGCAACGTTATGACTATGCAGAATATGAAGTTCTGTCTTAGCATATTTGCCAAGTTTTCCTTTCGACAGACAGAAGAGAACGAAGTGCATTTTCTCTTCTTCTGTGCAAGTATCACGATAGAGATACGAATCCTTGTATCCCCGTTCATAACCCTGAACTTCAACCATGCGCTGAATCCAGGCTTGCTCATCAGCCATAACAGTGTCCTTGCAAACACCGAAGCTACGGTCCTGGAAGATCTTACCCCAGCAGGCATCCGGGTCGATATGATACCGCCCCTTCAGAGAAGGATGATTTTCGATTGTCTTAGCAACGAAAGATTTATCTACGAATGCCGTGCCATCCATAAACTCAAATCCTTCTCTGTCAACAAACTTGCCACCATGGATAACGAAGTGCTGGATAGGCGTTTCGTCGAACCATACACATGGAGCCCACAGATGACCCCATCTGGTAGCAAAGTCTGCCGTTTCTTTTCCGGTCAGGTCATCAAGGTTAATCTTGACATTCTTTTCCTCACATTCCTTTGCAAGAAGTTCGCGGAATGTCGGATTTTCCTTGTACTGGGCAATAAGATCCCAGCCGCCAGAAGAAGAATCATGAAAGACTTTCTTCCAATCTGTACCACAGCCTTTACCCGGAAAGATTGCGGCCCCAGCTTTAGTCATACCAGGGGATGCAGTGACACGCCCAAGATCACGAGTGTTGTACTCAACAACCCGGCGCGGTTTACCAGTCAACTGGCTATTCATTACATAGTCGGTCGGCAGGATAACGTTCCTGCAAACGTCCCGAACTTTGTCGGGATCAGAAGTGGATACGAAGTACCCCTCAAAGAAAGGTACGTCAGATTCGTCATCCGTAATACCCTTTAGGTACATAGCCTCCATACCAGTTTCATAGATACGCAGTATCTTCTGGTAGCGAAGAATGCCCAGAGCTTTGGGGTCATCCACCTGTACTTCAACCATTCCGTCGAAGTGACGCGGCAGCATAGTCATGCCACCATCCAGGGTGCCAATGGTATACATCGACTTAATCTTCTTCTCGATATACGGAGAGATGAACCCCGAAGGCATAGCTGTCGGAATGGGCCGGCAATTACCGAACCCGTCGAAGCACAGACAGGTAAGGGTGAACCCCCTATACCCGTTATTTAAGTCATGTTCGATAACACGACCGAGTGCTTCCTGAGTTTTGATTTCGATTTTCTTTTCCATGAGAAAACCCTCCTATATAGATAAATATTTATTTACTCCTGTCTCTCACAGGGGCATCCATTTAAAACTGGCTTTCACAGTTCCTTATTCACAAGGCGGATCATCGTCTCTGTTTGACTACCGTGACGTCAGGTAGTATACTTTGTATGGACGCTTATTTGCGGTAGGCGTCCACAGCGGCTTGCTGAAAGCCTTCTTCAGTATGAACTGCATTAGGCAGGATATATGCCTGTGCAGCCACAAAGGCAGCTACTGCAATAGCTGCCAGAATACGATTGAGACTTCTCATTTTGCCGTTAACTTTGATATACATGGTTATATCATCCTTTCTGGGCTCGACGGCCCTACGCACAATTACATTTTCTTTGCTGATTCTTATTTGCGGTAAGAATCAACTACCTGCTGCTGGAAGTGGTCCTCTGCATGGACTGCCTCCGGCAGTATGTATATTTGGGTGATAATTGCCCCTACCACTGCTACTGCAGCGATAATGCGGTTGAGACTACGGAATTTGCCATTGATTTTTACATACATGATGTATACCTCCTAAAATTTTCTTGACAATAATGACTTGGTGCAGTATGATATACATAGAGAAATATAGCCTAAATTAAAGGGAGGCCATAGTTATGTATAATCTCACACCGGATCAGTACGACACATTTCACCTTGCTGCCCACAACCTCTGTGTTTTAGCTCAAGGAGACAGATACTGCCATTACTACTTAGAACAACTGGCAGATTATACCTCCATACTCACAGGAGCATACCCTTCCCAGGATACACTCCATAAAGCCTTAGACACAGCACGGTTATTTAATCAAGATGACAACAAGGCAAATTGTGACGCACTGATAAATCTCTTCATCGGTCCATTCGCCCTACAGGAACAGAATAAAGTGGAGGCATAATAACCTCGCCTTTCTCAGTTTCCCGTACCAGAACATAAGCCTGATACTCTTCATCGGAGTACCAGGCTTTTTTGATTACTTCGATGCCGCGAACCTTCTTACCCGCCCGAAACGCCTGATATTCAGCATCCAGACGGACAGTAAGTGCCTCGTCTTCTACTTTCTTCATAGTATTTCCTCCTATTGATACATAAAAATTTCTTGGCGCTCTGTACGCCCATTAAGCTGCCCCGTTTCCGAGGAGCCTCACTGAGCGGCGTGAGAACTACCCCTGGGGGCTCAACTTTTGAAAACGAAACTGTAACAAACATACCTGGTACTTCCATATCAAATCTGAAATTTTGAACCCCCTATAGGCTTCTACATTTTGTAGAGGCCTTATTTTGCTGCGCCCAAAAAACTCGATTTTTCAGACCCCGTTTTTCTAAGGCGCATCAAAAACGGCTATTTGAAATATAAAATTTTGGAATTTTCAGACCTCTATAAGGTTTTTCAATGTGTACAATTTCCGCAATAAGAGCTCTGCAAATCGTAATATCAACAATAGATGAGGAGTAAGTATATCAGCTTATAGGAGGCATTTTATATGGGAAAAGCTCTTAACCCTATCGGCAGCGTATTCGGCCGTGTAGGAGAAGCCATGGGCGATCTTGGCCATACCCTGACGGGCATGGATATCAGTATTGCCAAGGGCAGTAAGGAATTGGCTCAATTTGAAAAGATGACCAAAGAGTACGGCGCAAACCTCCCCGAAGGACTTCGGAAACAAGCACAGGCCAACCTGACTTCCCGATTGGAAGAAGCGCGGGCAAATAAGCAGGGAACCCTGCATATTCACGGCTCTGAATACAGCTCGTTTATGAAAGCGGGCGGCCGACGGGCAGATGACCGTTACTGGCAGAACATGGCTATCGCAGGCGGCACAGTCATTGGTGCAGGCATGATGGCTGACTCTATGTTCAACCGCCTGACACAGTAATCAACAGATAAGAATTATTGAATGGAGGGTTTATATGATTAGCGTGGATGGAAGAAAGGTTGACGGTACATTCTCTTTCAGTGTTGATGTTGACCGCAACGTACATCCGAATGTTGTAAGCATTACAGGAGCAATCCAAACGAAGATGCAGCTGGAAGGTGTTCACACTATTTCAAACGGACGCTATATCTTAAGAGATGTAGACATTATTTCTGAGAGCTATGGCTCTGAAGATGAAACCGTAGTCTACGGCTTCACCGCAGGAGAATACGAAGTAAACTGGGACATAAGCTTCAAGAAGGAGGATAAGAAACGTGGCTGAAGAGAAAGGAACGGATCTTATAGCGCCAGAAGACAACCCCCTTCTGACTGACATGGATGATCCTGAAACCAACCTCAAAGCAATCGATGACCGCAGGAACTTTGAAGCAGCTTTGGCGGGCGGCAATCGCTGGGGTATGTCCGCAAAAGGCATTGAAGCAACAAAAGCGGCTCATGCCATGATTGCTACGAAAACCGGCATGTTTGCACGCATTCCTATTATTTGTAAGGCAGATGAATGTCCGTATTCTGAATCCTGCCAGCTTCTCCCCTACGACCTGGCTCCGGAAGGAGAGTTCTGTCCCATGGAGGTTGCGCAGATTGAAGCTCGCACCTGCTCTTATGCAGAAGACATCGGAATCGAGAACGCATCCTATACAGATAAGGTTCTCTTAAATGAAATCGTAGGCCTGGACATCATGCTGGAACGCTGTCGCGCCCTTATGGCCAAAGAAGGAACTCCAGTTATTGAAATCGTAGCTGGCGTATCTGAACATGGCGAAGAAATCAAGCAGCCGACCGTATCCAAAGCATGGGACGCGTATGAACGTATTTCCAAGAAGCGAGACAACGCTTATCAGCTTCTCATGATGACGCGCAAGGACAACAAGGACAAGGGCGACGATACGGACACAGATGCAGCTTTGTCAGATATCATTGCCAGCACGCTCGTCGACGCAAAAGAGATTAAGGAGGATTAAGAATGGCTTTTGAAGGTTTGATAGAGACCGCGATGCAAGGCGGCCAGCATTATCTTCACAGCAATGACGCGATAAATTCTATCGCAGGCGCTCTGGATCGGCGCATCATGACCAATCCGGCGCTGCGGGCAGTGATTCGCCCAAACACAAAGGAAGCAATCGGTTGGGGCGACCGCGCAAAATCTTTGATGTATAACCGCGCAGGCGAACTTAGTAAAGCTCGCGTCGGTGCAACTATCGCTGGCTCGTATATCGCGGCAAATGAAGTCGCAAACGGAGATACTGGTATTCCGTTTATTAGTTAAAAGAAAAATAGGAGGTATCTTATATGAGTATTATCCCGTCTTCAGGGGAGGCATATAACGCATTCAAGACAATCGGCAATTCATTCGCCGGGATGCCCGCCCGCGAACTCTTAAAGAGTATGCGCGGCCCCGGTTTCCATTCTGCCGACAAAGAAGCTTTTCAGGCAGGCGTCATCACTACTGCAGCAGGCCTTGGCGTAGCAGAACATATCTACCAGACTACGAATGATTACTAATGGCAGGGTATATCTACGAAAAACATCATTGGGGTGATAATGGTATCCCTATGCTAATTGGGAGCGTCCCCGTCCCTAGACCGTTCAAGGGCGCAGCCAATGGATTGGGCAGAGCTGTAGGCGCCGTAGCGGATGATGCTAAAGAAGGCGCTTGGAATCTTACGAAAACTGCTGTTGGCAAAACCGCAAGCGCAGGTATAGGCCTAGCAAAATGGGGCATAGTCGGGGTAGGCAAAAGCATTGCCGAATTAGGCAAAGAGGCATCTCAGCTTGCAGGTGTGACCCTGATAGGCGGATCAAGCTACGCAGACAAGGCTTTAACCAGCAAAACGGCCCGAAAGTTCTATAAAGCAGTTGGCCGTGATGTCGGCAACCTGGCAAAGAGTATGGTTACCTACACCCCTGAACACCTTGTTCATGATGCAAGAAAAGGCACGTATGAAAAAATCGGTGGCAGAATGAAGTTCTCAAAAAAGGGACTTGTCGCAATAGCAGCAGCCTCTCTTATTAGCGGAAGCATGAAAGCGGGACAAGATATAAAAGCTTCCAACATGGGGACAATCGATTCCCATCCTACTACTGCTACTCCGGACTATACGCCGAAGCAGTATGAACGCCACCCTTCCCGCAGTTATTTGGATAACGCCGGTGCAACCGGCGACTTGGTCTTTGCGCTTAATGCGCTCAGACATTGAGGGGGAATAAAGAATGGGTTTAATGGCCTCTATGATCAGAAAAAGCGGAGGCTTAGGCGGAGCACTTAGGTGGGGAACCGGCATCTATTTTGCCCAGGATACCTATAACGAATCGAGAGAGCAGGGAAAAGGCGTGCTGGCGTCAACGGCTGATGCCGGTATGGATGCAGCAATGGGCGCTTTGATGGGCCCGTTTGCTTACATGGGTATGCAAGCATTAGCTGCAGCACCACAGACAGCGGCAAACCTTATGCGCTCCTACGGACAATGGAACCGCCACCTTTCCCAGATGGCAAAGCAACAGGCATTCCAGAATGCTTCGTTCAGTGATACGGAACAGACTTATACGATGCGCCAGGCGGGTATGGCTATCGCTCAGCGCTCCAGATATAACACTCAGCAAGCTATGCTGGGCAATGAAGCCAAATATATGTTGAAGTGAGGTGAGATAATTGGCAAAAATGACGAAATGGGGAAAGCTGTTTACCGGCGCTAAAAAAGAAATCCTTGGTGCAAGTAACGGCATTGGCCAGAAAACTTTTGACAAATTAATGACGTCAGCAAACCAATTAGGCAGAAAAGCCGGTCTGGAAGATATAGCCGCACATGCAGGATTGAAGAAAGGCTCCACGCAATGGCTACTGGATAACTACGGAAATTCCGCAAAATCAAAAACACCGCTCACTTTATCTAACGGTCATTCTCCGACTAAACAATCACGGATTAATGCGCAAAAAGCCGAAACAGCAAGGCGCGGTGCCGCTGAAGCAAAAATTGCCCAGCAAAATCCTGGTGGGCTTAGAATCAACAATTCTTCGCTGGATGAATTTGATAAAGCTCATGGCGTTTCCGATGCAGAAATGCGCAAGCGACGCATCGAAACTGCTGCGCATAAAATATCCGGTAAGAGTGGCCACGAAGGTCTGGAAGCTCGCGGTGCCCGGACCGCAGAAGATAGGGCAACCAATGCGCTGAAACAGAGAACAGCCCAGGCAAAAGACGGAGTCGACAATGCAAATTCTGTCGAAAAGTCGATAAACCGACACGCCAGAGCACAACAAAGCCTTGCAAATAAAATTGAAGATGCTCGTCAAACCGGACACTTAGGTGATGGCGGCAGCCGTCTTCAGCAGGCAGAAATGCGTGAACAACAACGCCAGTTAAAAGAACAATTAAAGCAACGTGCAGGTTCTTCTACGAGCGCATCATCTGGTTTTAGAAAAGCCAATGCAGCCTGGGATGCCGCAGATCAGGCAGATTCCATATCATATGGCGGCTTAGGTATGTCTGATGAGCAATTAAGCGCCTATGAAAAAGCCGACAAAAAATGGAAAAAAGCCCAAGAAGATAACCATAAAGACAATCAAAAAGTTGAAACTGCAAATGAGAAATTCAATCGAGAAATGGAAGAAGAGTATCAGCAAGGTGTTGCTGATGGCTCAATTAATCCTTCGGCATTCAGTGAAAGTAAAACTTCTACTCCACAATCTGGTGGTGCCGAAACCCATACTCAATCCGGAGGAGAAGAACCTGCTGGGCAGAAATCAGGCGGCGACGCCCTGCTGGCTAAGATGCAGGCTCGTGCGGCAAAAGCAGATAGCAACGCAGACAAATATATGTTCGGTACTCGCCTTTCCAATAAGATACAGGAATTCGAGACAGATATGGCCGGCGTAAAAGACGGCAATTTCAAGGAAGTAGCTGATAAATACGGCTTAAGCGGCACGAAAGAAGACAAGCTCCGGAGACAGTTTGAAAAACAGATAAACGCTGAAGCTGCCCAGGGCCATACTGCTATGGACTGGGTATACGGCAATGATGTTCCCCAGAAAGCCATCGGCGGTGCAGCTATTGCAGGTGCAATGTCTGCAATTTTCGGCGGCGGCCAAAAATCAAACTCGGATCTTTACAGCAATCCGTTCCAGTAAGCCAATGCGCGCAATTTTTATTTGATTATGTTGGAGGGAAAATAGTTGGCATTAAAGATGACGCCTGTACAAGCGATGAAACTGAAGAAGATTATGGATGACCCAGTTCTCTGGTGTCATGCTTTCTTGCAGATATATGACACAAATCTGAAGAAGATGGTTAAGTTCAAACCAAGAGAATACCAGGAAGACATGCTCCGCTGCAATGATTTGCGTCAGGTATTTCGTTGCGGGCGGCGCCTTGGCAAGACTACTGTTATGGAAGCAAAGGCCCTTCACGCGGCCTTTACCCATAAGAGCTTCGTCGTCCTCTTCATCACACCGTATGACAACCAGGTAAGCAAAGCCTTCCAAGATATGAATGACATGATCGATAACTCGCCTATGCTCAAAAAAGAAGTGCGGCGGCGAAAAAATAATCCTTATCTAATTGAGCTCGCCAATGGCTCCCGCATCAAGGGATTTACAACTGGTGCATCCTCGGGCACTAACGCAGCATCTACCCGTGGCCAGCGTGGTGACTTACTTATCTTGGACGAAGTGGATTACATGGCCGATGGCGACTACGCTACCATCTCCATGATCGCGAACGAGCGTGCCGATATCGGCATCATCGCTTCCTCCACTCCTACTGGTAAGCGCGGCACATTCTATAATATGTGCACGAATCCAGAAATGGGCTTCACAGAATTCTTCCACCCTTCTCAGGACAACCCACAGTATACCAAAGCGATGGATGATGCCAACCGGGCAGAGCTTACTGCACTTCAGTACGAGCATGAAGTTCTTGCGGAGTTCGGTACAGAAGAGGCCGGCGTATTCCCGAAAGATAAAGTGGACGCGGCCAAAACCAAAATGAATTACACCTACGATAGACTCACCGATGCGCAGGTGCGTAAACTAAGCGACGACCATGTGCCTTATCCTATGGAGTTCATCTATAACCATGAAATGGATAGAGCGCCACAGAACATATTCCGTTGTGTCGGGGTTGACTTCGATAAATTCCAGAGTTCTTCTTCCATTATCGTTCTTGACTATGATGTAAAACAAAAGAAGTTCTGGGTAATGAAAAGAATAGAGGTTCCTCGTGGAGAGTACACGTTGGATAACGCAGTAAACTGGATAATCAAGGTAAACCGCATCTACAATCCAGCATGGATATTCATAGATAGAGGTTACGGCGACTACCAGTTGGAGCGTTTACATATATATGGCGATGAGCATCCTGGTACGGGACTCAAGACCAAAGTCATTGGTTGGCAGTTTGCCAACAAACTTGATGTCATGGACCCGGTCACCAAAGAGATGACTAAGGAACCATTGAAGCAGTTCATGGTATCCCAGTTATGTCTGGCATTTGAACGTGACCAGATAATCCTTTCCCCATATGACGACGTACTCCATAAGCAGCTTGTCGATTATGAAGTGGACCACATGACACAGTCCGGCCAGCCGGTCTATACATCAAAAAACGAACATTTCGTAGATGCGTTAGGCCTTGCTTACCTGGCATTCGTGCTGAAGTTCCCCACCCTAGCTAAAGCAATCAAGGAAGTGGAACACACTACAATAATCGAGTTCACGAACACGCAGCTTGGCGCAAACCGCGCCAACGCTGCCTTGAGAGAAATCTCTGCTCCGTGCAGTAACCCCTGGGGAAATGTTCCACGGCAAATAGGCAAAGCGCCTGGCGAACGTCGAGGAGACTACCAGAAGTGGGTCAAGATTCCAGTCAATGCTCCATCGAGAAGCAGTGGCAGCATCTGGGGCTCGCGTACAGGTTCCGGTTATTACGGACGCTCACTTTGGTAACTCCGGGTACTTCTCCCGCCCGAGTTATATAAATCATCCTTTCGATAGCGCCAGGTCTCCCTCCCCTGGTGCTATTCTTTTTACATCTCTTTCTACAGATTGAGAATTACAAACGGGAGTCAGCACTCCGTAGAATTCTCTACGGAATCTGGAGGGCGTAGAATTCAAACCATTATCAGCAACGCGTAGAATGCGAGGTGGAATCTGTTGGCTGATGAACATCGGAACGACCTTCTGTATAAACCGATACTGCAGGAAGAACGTAACTATCGTTCAGAAGGTGTTTTAGACAAAGACTTATTGGTTCCTACAGGGCCTGCTGCAGACCCGATGGAGGACCTTATCGAGCAATATGACGAAATCCTTCCGCTTGTTCATGACTTGCCAGAAGGTCTTTCCGGTCCGATTGAGGACCTGATTAAGAAGCTCAAGCTTCGGATGCAGATTATCCGTTATGAGAATCCGCCTCCTGGCGTTGTTGTTTATCCTCCGGGTGAAACAAATCCTTATGTTCCTGCAGACGGCGGCGAACCACAGTGGATTCCGCATAAAAAAGAATGGGACAAAACCACCGAAACAGAGCACAGAGAATACAATCCGAATCCGGACAACCCTTCTTTTACCCCTATTCATGATGGGCAAATCGACCACTTCCATGACCACGATAATCCACCTCATACTAGCGATAGCGGTAAGAAATGGGAACCGGAAAAAACCGGTAATGGCAGCGGCGGAGAAGCAAACATTGATCCATGGCAGCCGAAAGGCGGCGGCGATCTTCCTCCCGTTATCGGAGGCCCTGAAGAACCGCCTAAATGGATAGACCCAACTGTTGACATACCTAAGAAATATCACATAGGAACGGATATCACGGAAGAATTTCCGGTTGTCTCTGGTCTCCCTGCCATGTTTCCTGATCCGACAAATAAACCTATCACGGTCAAAGTACCGCGTTCGTTGGTTCAGATTGCGCAGGATTCTTACAAGAAAGACCAGATTGACTTGCAGTCTTACTATCTGCAGCAGCTTCAGTATGCACTACGTCAATATTTCCAGGCCATGATGATGATTATGACTCAGGTCGGCACAGGCGATATCAATATACTGACGCGCAAATACTATGGCGATGTTGTAGATATCCCAGATAGAAACCTGCAGCATCTTGGCGACGCGATTGAACGTTCACAAGTGCAGCGCAATCAGCGCACACGTCATTTCCGTAAAATCTGCTCCACCACTCAGACGCTTCAGCATATGCGTATGTGGCATGCGGCAGAAAAAGAGCGCGAGCGTTACTATGGCGAAGCCTATGGAGACAGCGCCAATTATCTGGATTCCGAATCCAACTCCATTCTCCGTAAATCGCGTGCGCAATATGACCAAAATTACAAGAATTCTCTTTATAACATGTATCGTTACTTGGATAGTTCGGTAGAAGTAACCAAAGATGTTTTGAATATGACGCTTCAGGAAGCACAAGCAAAAGGCAAACTTCTTAAAGAAGGCGTTAATGTATTTGCTCAGCCTGAAGTCGTTACAGAAATGCACAACGAAACGCAGTCCCAGGCTACCGATTCTACAGCTATTATACAGAATAACAACGGTGAAGGTTCTGGCAGTGGCAATGTATTCGACTCAGGAGAGTCCGGCAACGAAGCTGCAAATACAGATGGCTCTGCTGCAACATCCAGCTCCGGTTACAATTCTTCTGGCACTACGCAAGGACAGAACAATGAAACGACAGCCAACGAATCCGCAGGTGTAATAGGTGGTTGGAATGCTTCTGCTGATTACGATGGTACTTCCAATGAATCCAACGACCGTTGGAGTTGGGAGAACTGGGGTAAGGCAGGTTCCGGTACTGGAGGCGACGATTCCGGTATTAAAGCACCGAATGGCTACAATTACTCCAAGAACGATATCGATTATCTCAAGAGCCAAGGCCTTAGCGAACAGGAAGCTATCGAACAACTGTCGCAGAATTCGAAGTACAAAGGAAAAGATCGAGAACTCCGTTCCTGGGAAAAAGGCAGAGGGAAAGACGATTCTGGTATCACGGCTCCGAACGGACGCCATTATTCCAAGAACGATATCGACTATCTCAAGGCTCAGGGATATACAGAAGAACAGGCTATCGATCAGCTTTCCAAAGACGAACATTATGTGGTCAAAGACGGCGATTATCGTCGGAAGATCCACGACCAGGCTGCTATCAAGCTTGGCCTTATGGAAGACCCCAGCCTGTATTCCAAATACACTGCGCCTAATGGAAAGAAAATTACCCAAAACCACATCGATTATCTTGTATCTCAGGGCTACACGGAAGAACAGGCTGTTGCAGAACTTTGTGAGTTAGATATATACAAGGCAAAATCATCTGATAGCTAAAAGCTAGATACAAACAATTGACTGGGCGAGAGTATTCTGGAATTTGTCCATAATAACAAAAGGGAGAAATAGAACTTGGATTTATCAAAACTGATGTTTTGGAAACGTCATGATGTTCACGAAGCTCCCGGCGGCTCTACCACCTCCACTGGTGGTAACACAAGCTCACCGGGCGTGCAGATAAATCAGGGCAACGCAGACCAGTTTGTCATTAAGGCAATCGGTTTTCAGGGGGAGTCAGATAATCAGGACTTTGAGTCCTCCCCCATTGACCTGAAGATGATCAAAAATGCTGTAAACACTGAACCTTATATCGAGCGAGCTGTACTCACTTATTCACAGCTTCTCTTTAAAGCTGGTTACTCTATCGTATCCAACAATGATGATGCAGCTAGATATGTACGTCAGCGTCTGAACATGATGAGCTTTGCAACCGGAACACCAATCGACATCCTGTTTCAGCAGATTGGTCAGGACCTTGTTACGTTCTCCAATGCTTTCCTCATCAAGTCCCGTGTGGACAGTTCTCAGTTGGGCGGCATTCAAGCTCAAGGCGTATTTGATACAAATCCTGTGGGCGGCTACTTCCGCGTAGACCCCTCTACTATTCAGATAAAACGAGACAAGACTGGTGCTATCAAAAGCTATCAGCAACAGTCTGGTTCAAACACAAAAAAATTCAAGCCGACTGATGTTATCCATCTTTATGTGAACAAGTTTGGCGGCGATGCTTTTGGCACACCTATCATTCAGCCTGTGCTGGAAGACGTAAAGCTTCTGCGCAAAATTGAAGGCAATGTAACCCAGCTTATCTATCGTTTTGCCATGCCTTTGTATCAGATGAAGATTGGTCTTCCTCAGCCGGGAATGCAGGCCACGGAACGCGAAATCTCCGAAGCCAAGACTGCCGTAGAGCAGATGAACGCAGATGGCATCATGGTAACCAATGAGGCTACTGAGTTTAAGGCAATCGGCGCCGAGGGCACCGCACTTGACGCTTCCAAGTATCTGCAGTATTTCGAACAGCGTGTTATCACAGGCCTCAACATGTCCATGGCCATGATGGGACGCGGCGGCAATGCTTCCGATGCAGATTCCATGGAAGCACAGGTTCACAACATGGTGAAGTTCTATCAGCAGACTTTTGCCATCATGATTGAAAACTTCATGTTCAATGAACTTTTAATGGAGGGTGGCTTCTCCCCTGTCGGCGGCGAAGATGATGTTGTAAACTTCCGCTTCAAGGAAATCAATACGGAAACCCGCGTCAAAATGGATACCCATGCACTTAACCTGTACCAAGGCAATCTCATCACTCTGCAGGAAGCTCGTCAGATGCTCGGCATTGATTCTGATGATGTGGATACTTCTCAGATGTTTGCTAATGTTATCCAGCAGCCGAACGCTATGGAACTTGTAAATGCCAAGCTTGCCTCTACAGGGACGGGCGGAGGCGGCGGCGCTAATACTGGAACATCTGGCCCGTCCAAATCCGCTCCTTCCGGCGCAGCGAAAACAGCTTCTTCAACCATGCAGCCAAAGAATCAGCACGGAACGTCTTCTGCTTCGATCAAGGAATCACTTGATTTAAATGAGTCCTCGAATATGTCAAGAACAGAAGAACACGTAGAAGATTATCAAAAAAAATTCTCTGAAATCTACAAAAAGTATTCGTCAGCAAGTAATGATGTTTGTGAGCGCAATGAAAAACCCGACCTTATTCTGCCCTTGACGTTCCATTCGATTGGCAAGTCTTTGAAAGCTACGACCGCCGTGCAAATGGGATTGGGTGTAGAAAAGGCTATACGGGATTCAAAGGTTAAAGATTTTGCCAGCAAAAAACTTACTACTAAACTTTTGGACGACAAGATAGACAAAACGCTCAAAAAGATGTTTAAGGATATCCAAAGACGGTTAAAAGAAGCAAAAGATGATGTCGCCGCTAAGCGCGCAGCTTTTGATGCCGTAGAATATCGCTTGAGATTCCTTGCTGTCCAGATAGTAGATAAAGCTTATTGGTATGGCTACGTCAAAGCCTGCGGAGAGCTCAAAATAGACCAGGTCTACGTCAACTTCGGCAAGAGTGAAGACCGGGAAGATCATGATGCTGTTATCAATACACATGCATTTACTTTAGATGATATCCCCGCCTACAACTCATATTGCAGTTGCAAGATAGGGATACATAAAGGCAGGTGAAACTGAGAAATGGCATTGATGATTCATGAAGACTTCGTTGAAGGCGGTGACCTTCAATTTGAAGTCGAAAAAGGTGCAAAACCTACCAAGCTGAATATGACCGAGGCAGACAATCGTCTTGCTTCTACGATTGATCCGGATTCTTTGATGGTTGAAATCGAAGCAATGCACGCTGCCCCGCATCATACACGCAATTTCACGACTTATATGCCGAATTGCTTGAAAAGCTCCGTCAAGACATGGACTGAACCGTACGTCCGCCCGCTGATTCGTCATCATAACGAGAAGGACGGAAAGATTATTGGCCGTGTCATCGACGCCCGCTACAAGACTTCTGGTACATTCAGTGGGACACCGGCTCTTGAGCTTACTGTAAACGTTCCGGACAAAGAAGCCAAAGAAGAAGTGCAGAACGGAATCGCCCAAACCGTATCTATCGGTGTTATGGCCGACGATGTTCGTTGTT